GCTATTATGTAATCAACGAATCCACATCTCGTAACTTAGTGTTACCTGTGTGGGTGTTTTTTTGTATAAAAATATTATGAGCGAGAATAACAGTCCAAATAAGAACGGCGCTAATCAATACCAAATGGATCCAAGGCAAAAGCTATGCTGGGAATTATACATCAGCCCTAAGTCTAAAACATTCGGAAACGCCTATCAATCAGCAATGAAAGCAGGATATGAAGAAGCCACCGCAGCGCAGATAACTTGCATAGAATGGTTTAAAGATAAATGTAGAAGGCTTAATTTGTTGAACAAAGCTGAAAAGGTATTAGAAGAATGCCTAGAAATGCCAATATGCACTACAGAATTTCAAGGATATGGAGAAGATAAAGAACAAGTAGTAGTTACGAATCCAGCCTTGGTAAAAATAAAGCAAGACACAGCGAAATTTATAGCCAGCACTCAAGGAAAAGATGAAGGATATTCTACAAGGTCAGAACTTACAGGAAAGGACGGAAAAGATTTAGTTCCTAAGCCAATTTTAAAAGAAATAGAAGATGGCATATCAAGCGACAACAGCGACAAGAAAGATAATGTCCCTCCAGAAGCGGATCAGAGCAGCGCAGAAAATATAGATAAACTAATCGAATAATATGGGATTCACTCACGGAATTTATAAAGGAGGAAGTCATAAGCATCCGTTGCAAAACGTTTATTACAATATACTAAAAAGATGCTATAGCCCCAAGGCTCAGTCATATAAATATTATGGAGAAAAAGGAATAGGAGTTTGCAAGAGATGGACTGGAGAAAATGGATTCGCAAATTTTGTAAAAGATATGGGAGAAAGACCGAAAGGATACCAAATAGACAGGATAAATAACAACGATGGTTATTATCCAGAAAATTGTCGATGGGTAAATATTTATCAACAAATGGCTAACCAGACTTCTAATAATGAGATTGTAGGCGTTGGATGGCATAAACAAAGGGGAAAATATAGAGCAAGAATAAAAGTAAATAAAAAGGATATAAGTTTAGGATTATTTAATAAACTGGAAGACGCTATAAAAGCCAGGAAGGAAGCAGAAAAAATATATGTACCAGGCAACCACTGCTACTAAAAAAATAATGGGTATGAACAAGCGTATACGTGCTTGTTGTGGCGGAACATCAGCCAGCAAGACAATATCGATTCTCTTATACCTGATTCATAGAGCGCAGAGCGACACTAAGCCAACCCTTACCAGTATAGTATCCGAGAGTTTTCCGCATTTGAAGCGTGGAGTGATGAGAGACTTCCTTTCAATAATGACCGAACATCAGTATTTCAAAGATAACAGATGGAACAGGACCGATTACACCTACACATTCGAGACCGGAAGCAAGATAGAGTTCTTCTCAGTAGACCAGCCTGACAAAGTAAGAGGACCGAGGCGCGACAGACTCTTTATGAACGAAGCTAACAACACCCCTTACGAAGCCTTTGACCAACTGGAAGTAAGAACGAAAGAGTTTATTTTCTTAGACTGGAACCCGACATTTGAGTTTTGGTTTTACACCGAATTATTAAACAAGCGAGACGATATAGATTACATAACCCTTACTTACAAAGATAATGAAGCATTAGACCCCGAAATAGTTAAGAGCATAGAACAGCATAGAGCGAATAAGAATTGGTGGAGAGTTTACGGAGAGGGGCAACTGGGAGAAGTGGAAGGAAAGATTTACAAGGACTGGCAGATTATCGATGAAGTGCCGCACGAAGCTAGATTAGAGCGAAGAGGAATGGACTTTGGTTACACCAACGACCCTACAGCGATTATCAGTTTATATAGATATAACAGCGGATATATAGTCGAAGAGGAATGTTATCAGAAAGGATTGAGCAATAAACAGATTGCAGACATACTAGGAAACCTTGAAAACCCCGAAACTCTGATAGTGGCCGACAGCGCAGAGCCTAAGAGTATCGATGAGATTAAGAGCTACGGAGCTAACATCATCGGATCCGCTAAAGGCAGAGACTCAGTAATGCACGGCATACAGTTTGTGCAGGACCAACGAATGAGTGTCACGAAGCGAAGTGTCAATGTCATCAAGGAATACCGCAACTATATGTGGAAGACCGACAAGGTAGGAATGATACTAAACGAACCTGAGAGACAATTCAAGCATTCAATGGACGCTATCGTTTACGCTTTCGATTCATTCAAGCCACTAGAAAATAACGCTTTTGAAGAAATGAGAATCTTAAATAATAGAGAAAACTATGTCCAGAATGAACTTATCTGCTGAAAAATCCGAAAGTGGGAGAAAGTTTGACGAGATATGGGACGAAGTTAACGACCCGGAAAAGAGAAAGAAAAAGGAGATAATGGAACGCAGAAAAAAGAGGATTGAAAATAATAAAATAGACCTAGCCCTATGATAAACCGCATAAAAAGAGAAGTTGAAAATTACAAATCAGAGATAGTCCAAATCTCCGAGGATAATTCTTTCAGTCAATACAAACTTGTTAGGCGCATTATGCTTTACAAGAACAAGATATATCCCAAGGGCAAGCTAGACTCTCAGGGTAATTATAAGTATTGGTATGACATCATCGCTCCTAGAGTAGACTCAGAGATTAAGAACATCGACTTTGACACTAAGGACATCACGCTGGACTCTGACTCACCTAAAGACTTCATTCCGCTGTTCTTTGCCACTTCAGGTCTGCGCGAATATCTGAGAGATAACGGCGAGGCTGAGAAGCTCAACGAATCAATCGAACAGTTTACTGAGTTCGGGAATGTTCTTTGGAAAAAAACGAAAGAGGGATACGAATCTTGCGACTTTACCGATACATACATCTTGAATCAAACAGCAAGAACTATAGAAGATACCGCAGTGATAGAAAGAAAGGTCATAAGCGCCTCTCAGTTGCGTTCTAAGGCTGATATATGGAATGACACGGATAAACTGAGAGAATCGTTCCAAGGCACGGACAAAGCCCCTAGGTTTGAAATCTACGAAAGGAATGGCGAGATAAGCGAGGAAGAACTGAGACTGGCGCAAGGCAAGAGCGGTGGAGACAAGGAAAAGTATTTACTGGCTAAAGTAATAGTGGGAGGATTGGAACGAGAAGACCCGACCGTTATCCTCTACGCTGAAGAGATTAAGAAGATGCCTTACAAAGAAGCGCATCGTGGCAAGTTTAGTGGCAGATGGTTCAGGGTTGGAATGTACGAACTATTATTTGACGAACAGACCAGAGCCAACGAGATAGGTAATCAGATAGCCAACGGACTAAAACTAGCCTCTAAGACTGCCTACTTCACCAAAGATAAGACCGTAGCGCAGAATATCTTAACTGATATAGAGAATGGAGACATCGTTTTAACTGAAAATTTAGGACAGGTTAACACCAGAATGCCGGGCTTTGACCAACTCATCGCTGATTGGAACAGAAACTTACAGCAAGCGGATAAACTGGCTAATTCATTCGAGGTGGTGACGGGGGAGTCATTACCGAGTGGCACGCCTTTCAAGCTAGGAGAAATGCTTGACCAAAACTCTAACAAACTATTCAATTATCTTAGGGAAAAAATAGGCATAGCCTTTGAAGAACTGATACAAGACTGGGTGCTGGATAAGGTAATGAGCGATTTGAAAGCTAAAGACATTCTAAGGCTTACAGGTGACGCTGAATATCTCAATCGCTACTATCAACTTCTCATAGATAGCTGGTACATTAACAACCTTCTATATATCGGACCGCACGACCCCGAAATGGGTACAGAAATGAAAGCTCAGAAGCTCAAGGAAGTGACCAAGAACAAGAACACGATGGCGAAACTTGAAAAAGAAATGTGGAAAGGCGTTAAGCCGAGGGTAAGAGTAAATATCGTAGGCGAGAATATCAACTTACCGGCAGAGTTAGAGACATTGAAATCTTTTATACAGCTGGAAACCGATCAAATTCGTAGGTCAGCTCTAATCGAACGCGCTATGGCTCGTAAAGGTCTGGACATCTCCACTCTTCCCAAAACATCTGTTATGCAACCAGAACCGCAATCACAAACAAATAATATTAAATAATGCCTTTAATCACTAAACAATGTAAAGTATGTAAAAAAGATTTTATGGTATATCCATACAGAGAAAAAACTGCATTGTTTTGTTCTAGGAAGTGCAAAGGTATACATAAAAGAGGAGAGGGGAGTTGGAACAAGGGAATACAGCATAAAGAAAAGATTATATGTCCAATTTGTGAAAAAGAATTTGAAAGATACCCAAGCAGAAAAGCAAAATTTTGCTCTCCTGAGTGTCAAGCTATCGGAAGAATTGGTATAAAAAGACCAGATGTGAGCGACAGGATGAAAAAGAATAAACATACAATTGGATATAAGCATACTGAAGAAGCAAAAAGAAAAATATCGGAGGCTAGTAAAAGACAAGGCAAAGGAAGAATGGAACTATATCCAGAAAATGAAAAAATACGAAAGTCGATTGAATATAGGTTATGGAGAGAAGCGGTTTTTGCAAGAGATAACTGGACTTGCCGAAAGACAAGAGTGCAAGGAGGTAAAATCGCGGCTCACCATATAAATAATTTTGCAGATTTCCCAGAATTAAGACTAGCCATAGATAACGGAATAACACTATCAAGAGAAGTCCATAATGAATTCCATAAAATATATGGCAAGAGGAACAACACCATAGAACAATTAGAGGAATTTCTAAATAATAAAGTTTAATAAGTAATTATAAATAAATGAAAATGGAATTATCGCAGAACGGACACAGGATTTTAAAGTTTATTCTCACCAACACCGGAGAGAAGGAAATCGGGCAGGACGGCAAGGAGATTGACTCCCCACGCAGACTAAACGGCGAGGAATCAGCGCAGAGACGCTTCTATCTCAAGGCAGTAGACCCTATTATCGCAGAGAAGAACGAGAAGATGGTCAAGCTAATCGATGACGCAAAAGAAAAGTTTAAGAAAGAAAGCCCCAAGAAAGATAAGGAGAAAGAAGAGGAATACACACTTAGAATGAATATCGCTTTTCAAGGAGACAAGGAGCTTAATAAGGCGTATCAGGCAGTGAGAGACGAAAAGATTGAGGTGGAGCTGGAAGATAAGACTATCACTGTTATCAAGAAATACTTTGTAGAGTTCGGGGAGAAGATTGGCTGGCAACCTGGTGACGATGAGTTTGTAGAAGAAATTGAAAAAGCTCTTATTTAAAAGAATGGTAAATATCGAACTAGATGATGAGGAAGCTGAGGTATTCAAAGAGTTCCGCAAGTATCAGGGTATATGGGAGCAGATATTTTCCAAGAGCAATAAGAATACCGAGATAACCCTATTCTTCAATGGGGACAGTGAATTGAAGATAGCCAAGGAGATTAAAACCTATGGCAACAATCGGGATAAATAGTGCATAACCTTACCGAGGGCGCACACGAAAAGATTAAGTTCTTGCGTGTGCGCCGTTTTTTTATAACCAAAAACTATGATTCAAGATTTTTTAGATTCAGAAGCTGGTGCAGAGCTGAAACAACTTCTCATAAACAAATGTGAGGAACTTCGCAATATCGACAATATCGAGGAATTTATTACTCCTACGCATCAGGTTTTGGAACTAAAAGCCCAAAAAAAAGCATACAAAATTGTTAAGTCAATGCTGGAAAGTATCTTATCTTACGATACGAAACTTCCCAACATCGACCACAGTGAGTATGCCGTCGGGATTGACGACTAATTCAATCGATGGGAGTTATCAGCCTTTCTGGTAACACAGTTTAATCCTAAAAACTAACAAAATGGAAAATGAAGACGAGATCATCGACTCTCCAAACGATGAAGAAATCCTGGACAATCAGGAAAACGCTGGCGACTACGAAGACACCCCGATTGAAACCGTAGAAGAGGCGCAAGCTTTGCAAGAGCAGAACAGGCAACTATTTGCACGAGCTAAAAAAGCCGAACAGGAGATGAAAGCATTAAAAGCTAAGCTCCAGACCAAGCCTGAACCTAAGACCGAAACTAAGCAGGATGACATTAACAATCTTGTCGCCTCTCAAGTAAATGAAGTCTTAGAAAGAAGGGAACTCGATTCTTTAGAACTGGGCGACCAACTAAAGGAGGAAGTAAAGATTTATGCGAAGATGAACAATGTTTCTATCAAGCAGGCGATGAACTCAAGCTACATCCAATTCAAAGTGAATGAAGCTAAGACCGAAGCCCGCAACGAAGACGCGTCTATCTTGTCAACGCATAAAAACACTAAGCGTGATTACAGCAATATGAGTCCTTCAGATTTCGACTGTACTACCGAACAGGGAGTCAAAGATTTCGAAGAATACAAAAAGTTTGTAAGAGGCGCATAGTTTTTATCAAAGTAAATCATTAAAATGGCAAATTCACTTACCGCGTTTAACCCAGAGTATTGGGCAGCCACCATGCAGACGGTCCGCTTCCGCGAAACTGTAGCATTGGGACTTGCTAATACCGAATATCGCAGTGTGCTTTCTAACGGGGACACACTCAACAAACCTTACCGATCAAGACCTGTCGTTAAGACCTACACAAAGGCAACTGACATCGTTTCTGTAGACCGCACCGCTACTAACGAATATCTGACTGTCGATACTGCCGAGGTCGTGCCGTTCTATGTCGATGACTTGGACCGTGTACAGAACAAATGGAACTCTGTCGATGTTTTCGCAACTGACGCTATGCGCGCTCTTTCCAGCAAACTTGACCAGAAAGTTCTTGGGGAATATGCAAGCGCTACTCACACCGTAGATGCAGGTTCTGTCGGAGGTTCTGCAGGTTCTGCTATCACCCTTACACAGTCAACCGCACAGCCGATTTTCTCTGCTGCTGCTCGTAAACTCGACTCTTACGATGTAACACCGAATAACCGTTTTGCATGCATTGGTCCGAGATTCTTGGAAACCTTGCGCAACTCACTGTCAGGAAGAGAAACATCGTTTGGCGACCAAGTAGGTGCTAACGGCTCTATCGGTTCAAGATTTGGATTCAATATTTACTTCTCGAACAACATCGCTTTCAGTGCGGTCCTTACTACTGGAACTATTACCACTGCTGATACAGTAACTATCGCAGGTGTAACCTTTACCTTTAAGACCACTGCTGCTACTACCGGAGAAGTAGATTTGGCTTCTGACTCTGCTGGAACTTCCCTCTTGGTGGATGCTATCAACAACACTAACGATTATGCCAGTGAAGCAGGACTCGCTACCACTTATTTTGAATTGAGCGCTGCTGATAGAGCTATCCTTTCTAAGTATGGTATCAAGGCAGTTCTTACTGATGCTACTCACATTACCATTTCAGGTTATGGAGATGTAATCGTTTCTACTACTGGTGCTGATATGTCTTGGGGTTCTGAGGTGGAACACTCACTCTTCGGAATTAAAGGAGCAACCGATTTGGTGCTTCAGAAGTCACCTAGCGTGGAATTCAGAATGGCTGAAAAGAGACTAGGACGATATGTCTATCCTTGGCAATTATACGGGGCTAAGACTTTCGCTGATATGGCTGACGCTCTTGTAGATGTTCAGGTGGACGCTTCTGATTGGGTCTAGTCTTTAAAAGTTTGGCGGTATCTTCAAAAACCGCCAACTTAAAAACTAATCGGTAAGATTATCTTAGGATAACTCCTATCTAAAGGACAAAAACAATGGCTAAGCAATTTAACAGAGCTATCTTAATCGGAGGAGAAAAGCGAACGGTGGGAACACCTGTCGTTAATATTCTTCAGTTCGATAGTTCAAACAACGTCCTTTTTGCTACTGGCGCAACCGTCCCAACCGACGCTGATGCTGGCTATGCGAAAGGCTGTATTTTTATTCACACCGACGGAGGCGTGGGGACTACTCTTTATCAAAATGAGGGTTCTGCCACTTCCGCTGACTTCAACGCTGTAGCTTCTGCTGCCGCAGGTGGAGTAAACACATTCGACGAACTTTACGACAATGACAAGACGATGGCTCTTGATGACGGAGTTCTGACTTTCACAGTTTCAACCGCTGCTAATGGTCTTTATCTCAACAAGACTAACGCTGGAGCAGGTGTGCCTCTCGTGATTGCTAACTCAGGTTCAGGCTATGACATTCAAGGTCCTGCTTTCTCAATCATCTCTACTGGCTCAGTAGGTATCTTGGAACTTGCATCAGGCGGAACTATCAACGCTACTGATGGAGCTTTGACAATCGGTAAGACTGCTACTGCTACAACTTTCGCGGGAACGGTGACTGTCGCTGAAGGACTGACCACTTCCGATGGCGCTGTAACCTTTACCGACAATTCAAATGCTGCGGCTAGTGTTTCGGTCGTTAACGCAACGGCTACCACTTACGCGGGAATTATGAAGGTAACGGGCGGTGCTATGACTACTGGTACAGGTATTCTGGCCACTTTCGCAAGCATGACAGAGGGTATCGGACTTAGCATTGTCGCTGCTGACACTACTACAGGTTCACTGCTCAAGCTGACTGCTACCGAAGCAACGCTGACGACAGGTAAATATATCCAATGTTATGACGGCGCAGCTGATGATTTCAGTGTAGCAAGATACGGAGCTGTCACAATCGGCGGACTGGCTGCCAACAATATGCTGACTATCACGACTGGAGATGTTCTTCTTTCTGACAGTTCAATCACTGTTGTTGACGCAGACAATGCGGCTTCTCTTTCGGTCACGAACAACACCGCAACCACAGCTTCCGTATTCGTCTTCGCAGGTTCTGGAGTATTCACAGGGTCAACCACTTCATCGTTTATGACTGTCACTCCATCGGGACTCACTACAGGAACGGCTATCTATGCACCGCTTGCCGCTATGACTACCGGAGTAGGTTATCACTCTTTGGCTAACGCTCTTACTACAGGAAAGATTATCTCAATTAGTTCTAGTGCTACTGCTATCACAGGAGCAGGGCGATTGTTCCTTTCAACTCACTCAGGCGCTACCGGAACGACTGCAACGCTTAACGAGTTTATTTCTGCTGCTACTGACGAAAGTATCATCTTGCAGGTCAAGGCTTCAGCTGCTCTGGCTCTCGGAAAAATCTTGAATGTCTCAGGTGCTTCCGTTACGACAGGATCGGCTATCGTGGCTAGTGACTTAAACGCTCTGACCACTGGTATCGGAGTTCACATCGCTTCATCTGCAACGGCTATCACCGGAGCTGGAAGGCTGTTCTACTCCAACCACACCGGAGCTACTGGCACATCAGCTACTCTCAACGAGTTTGCTTCTGCTGCAACCGATGAAACGATTATTACCCAAATCACCGCTTCTGGGGCGCTGGCTCTCGGAACGGCGCTTGGAATTACCGCCGACTCTTGCACTACTGGTTTCGGTATAAATATGTCAATGGATGCACTGACTACCGGAACGATGGTAAATCTGCACTCTGATTCTGCCGACACTACTGCAAGAAGTTTGGTACACGTCCACAACGACAATTCTGCCGCTGTCGGTGTTACTCCGATTGAGATTGTACAGGACGCTATTCCTACCACTCACTTCAAAATTGTGATGAAGTTGGCTGGAGTAACTCTCTGGATTTCAGACGGAACGACTGCCAATGGAGCGCTTTCAGGAACTGCCGGAGACATCTGCTTCAACGCAGGGTCAAACAAACCAGAATATTGTTCAGGCACTACGACTTGGACTGCACTTGTTTAATCACTTGGGGGAGGGGTTCGCGCCCCTCTCCTTAACCTATAACTATGGAAATAAAACACGTATATAAGACAATCCGAGCTTCTGCTATTCTCACCAACGCTTATGTTGCAGGAACAGTATTAGGCGGAAACGGTGGAAGCTCTAACGGCGAGCCGGTGGAATACAGCCAAATTATCCTCTATGTAGGATTCACTAAGGGAAGTCTAACCTCTGCCTCAGTTAAGATTGAGTATTCAGAAGACGGCACCAATTACTTCCAGGAGACTTTCAAATCCGTATCAGGAGGGGAAAGCACCGAGACTTTGGGCGTTCATATTATTCCAGCTACCGGAAACTACACTATCCCCGTCGCCATCAATCATCGCTACATCAAAGTATCCTCAATCGGAACTGGAACTGTCACTGGATCAGCTTTGAGCGTAAGCGCCGTGTTAGCAACTAACTAAAAAATATGCCTTTTGAAAATGAATCATCGAATACACCAATCTCAAGGGACGAAAAGGAAGTTGCCGACCGGATGAATTTCTTGAAAGAAAAACTTACGGAAATAGAAGCTAAGGAATCGGAGATGGAGTTTGACGAGGATAAAGCTAAGAAAATCAAAGAAAAAAACTCCAAACTTGAGCAGGAACATAAGACTATCCTTGCAGGTTTAGAAGAATTAGTGGAGAAAATAGGCTATAAAGAGAGCGAGCTTTTGAGACTCCAGAAAGAAATATCTACAATCGAGGCTGAAAAGGAAATCTATCAGGGTTCTTTAGAAGAAATCTCCGTTAAAAAGGAGGCACTAGCCAGTGAAATATCATCGCTTGAAAAGAAAAAGTCCGAAATAATCGCCTCAACCTCTGATTATGAGACTATCGTTGCGCAAAGAGAAGAACTTTTGAAATCTTTGGAGAAAATCAACGAAGATGTGCAGAAAATCGAAGAGTCAAAGACCTCCTTGCTGGCTGATATTTCCATTTTAAATACTGAAAAGAGCGCTTTGGAGTCGGAAATCAGTATCAAGCAAGAGGAGAACGAAATAAAGCGAATGGATCAGGATAGAATTGAGAAAGGAATCGAGGAAATAGAGGAAAGAGTGAAAAAACTGGAAGATAATTACGAAGAAAAGAAAACAAGCCTCACCGCAGAGCTAAACGCTATCGAAGAGGGTAAAAGAGAAGACTGGGAAAAAAGAGAGGGCGATATTTCAGAAAAAACCATCATCTTGGAAAAGAAAGAAGAAGAACTTAGAAAAATGAAACTGGAACTCGAAATCTTCTATAATCGCAAATTTAACAATATTATCATCTAATTTATGCCATTTTCCAACGAGCAAGAGATGGGGAAACCTGTCACCATAAAAGACGAAGGAGTTACTCTCGCAAGTAATGTGTCTTCAATTGACTTCGTTGGTGATGGAGTAACCGGTGGAGCAATCGGAGGCGTAGTAACCGAAACTATCCCCGGCGGAGGCGGTTCTTATACTCTCCCTACGGCTACAGATTCGATTCTGGGAGGCGTAAAGGTTGGAAGTGGATTATCTATCACAGAGGGTGTTCTAGCGGTTACAGGCGGTTCTATGGTCTATCCAGGTGCAGGTATTCCACTATCAACCGGGGAAGCTTGGGGGACTTCCATCACCAACAATTCCGCAAACTGGAACACCGCTTATGACTGGGGCAATCACGCTTCGGCTGGGTATGTCACTGGCACGCCGTGGACGGCTGAGGGCTATCTTACCTCTCTTACAGGCGCAGTTTTAACCGACCAATCAACTCCGCAGACTATCGGACTTACAGGGTCAAGACTGGCTATGCTATGGGCTACTGATATTACTTGTACAAACGCTATTTCTGGTTCTGTTACAGGGAACGCCGGAACTGCAACTGCTGCTGCTTCTCAAGTTATTACTGATAATGCGATAGTTACTGTTGACGCTGCCGATGTAGCCGATAACGACTATGCAAAATTTACCGCTAATGGAGTAGAGGGTAGGTCTTACAGCGAAGTAAAAACTGATTTAAGTTTAAATAATGTAGAAAATACAGCTCTTTCAACTTGGGCAGGTTCGTCTAGTATCATAACACTAGGTACTGTAACTACTGGAACTTGGAACGGAACGGCTATAGGAGTTACAAAAGGTGGAACAGGACTTACTACAATCGCAGCAGGTTCGGTGCTGGCTGCTAATTCTGCCGATACTCTTTCTGCCATTACTTCCGCAAGCGGTACTTATTATCTAAAGAATGTAGACGGAACAATAAGCTGGGCTGCTGTTGCAGGAGGTGGTACTGGTATTACTTGGAACGAAGTTACGGATACTACAGCTAGTGCTTCGGTTGATAACGGATATATTTGTAATAATGTTGCTCTAGTTACAGTTACTCTACCAACAACTGCTGCGGTTGGTTCAGTAGTACGCATTTCAGGAAAAGGTGCAGTAGGTTGGAAGTTAGCACAGAACGCAAGCGAGATTATACACTTTGGAAATAAGGATACTACAACAGGAACAGATGGTTATTTAGCAAGCTCTCACATAAGAGACGGAGTCGAACTCGTTTGTGTGGTGGCTGATACTGAATGGAATGTTATATCTTCAGTCGGTAATATAACAATAGTATGAGCGAAATAATAGCAAGTTCAAGTGTGTATGATTCAGATACATATTATTTATTAAATTCTTCATATCCGCAGATAACTCAATCTTTTATAACACCTAGTTCAAAATATTTTTTAAATAAAATAGAATTTGCCTGTAAAAAAATAGGTTCTCCTACTGGAAATATGTATGTAAAATTATACTCTCATTCTGGAACTTATGGTTCATCTAGTTTACCTACTGGTGATGCATTAGAATCTTCTACAGTAATAGATGTATCTACAATAAGTACTTCTGAAAATGATAAAGAGTCTATATTTAGTGGAACTTATGAATTATTATCTGATACATATTATGTAATTTCATTAGAATATAGTGGAGGAAATTTAGAAAATAATATAAGAATATTTACTAATAGTTTTGATGGTTATTATAGCGGTAATATGGCAGTTTATAATGGTAGTACTTGGTCTTTTCCAAATTTTGGTGGAGAATCTCTAGATTTTTCTTTTTATGTATATGGTACTCCATCTTCCCCAACCATCTCAAACATCTCTCAAATATCAGGTATTCAATCAATAACTTTCTAATATGGAAACACAAAATTCTATAAATTCAACCTTTGCAAATAACGCCGATGGGTTCTCTCATTCTGGTGGTGTTACGCCAAGAGCTTTGACAGTTACTGGTGCTGATATTACTTTGACTGGTTCAGGAGCAAACACATACACATTTCCATCAGCTACTGACACGCTTGCAGGACATCTTGATAAACTATCAGTATTTGCAGCAACCACATCTGCTGAATTAGCAGGGGTTATTTCAGACGAAACTGGGACAGGGGTTTTGATGTTTAACAATTCTCCTACTATCGTTGATGATTTAACTATCGGAACTGCTGGAACTTCTACAGGTTCACTTCTTATGAAAGGAACTACATCAGGGACAGTAACGATAACTACCGCAGCAGAGGCTGGAACTTATACTTTGACACTTCCTACTTCTGACGGAGATGCAAGCCAAGTATTACAAACCGACGGAAGCGGAGTATTGTCTTGGGCTACCGTATCAGCAGGAACTCCTACAGCCATTACAGTTGCCAATGAAGCCACAGATACTTCTTGCTTCCCACTCTTTGTTACAGCAGCAACTGGAGATTTAGGACCAAAAACAAACGCAGGACTTTCTTTCAATTCTTCCACCGCAATTTTAACCGCAACAGGATTTTCTGGACCGCTTACAGGAAATGTAACGGGTGATTGCTCTGGCTCATCTGGCTCTTGTACTGGAACGGCTGCTGTAGCTACCGGGTTTACTTGCACCGACAATGAAAATGAAGATTTAGCTTGCAATATTATATTCGTAGATGGAGCTACAGGAACGCAAGGAGCAGAAACAGATGGAGATTTAACCTATAATCCAAGCACAGGAGTAGTAACCGCAACAGGTTTTGCAGGTGCTTTGACTGGTAATGTCACAGGAGATGTAAGCGGTTCATCTGGAAGTTGTACAGGTCAAGCTGCAACAGTTGCTAACGCTACTTTCACGACTGCTCTAACAGTTGATACAGGAACAGTAACTCTTTCTGGAAATGTAGCTAACAGTTCAGTTTTAACAATCGGAGCAGGTGCTGTTTCCGTTTCAGGAACTAACACAGGAGATAATACAGTATGTACTTCTGGAGCAGCTACAACGGCAGAAACGCTCAAGACTACAAGAGCAATATACGGAAACAACTTTGACGGTTCAGCAGCACTTACTCAAATTATCGGTTCAGCTTATGGAGGAACAGGAAACGGATTTACCAAATTCACAGGAGCGACAACAGCTGAAAAAACTTATACCTTACCAAATGCTGACGCTACCTTGCTTTATTCAGGTGGTGCTTTAGGAACTCCTTCAGGTGGAACTCTTACAAATTGTACTGGACTTCCTATAGCAGGACTTGTAGCCTCAACATCAACAGCTTTAGGAGTAGGTTCAATAGAACTCGGAGACTCCTCTGATACGACATTATCAAGAAGTGCTGCAGGAGTTTTGGCAGTAGAGGGAAATGATGTTATAACATCAGCTACAGTACCAGTAAAATCAACAAGTGCCGAAGTAAACACTGGAACTGATGATGCTAAGTTTATCACTCCAGACGCTTTAGCAGGTGCTAACATCGGTATAAGATATGTAGAAATGACTGTGGTTGATTATACAACGGACTTAGCGGTGGCAGACGGTAAAGGATATTTCACAGTACCTACAGGACTTAATGGAATGAACTTAGTTTCAGTCCACGCAGAAGTTATCACAGCAGGAACTACAGGGACTACTGACATTCAGATATATAATGTTACTGATTCACAAGATATGCTTTCTACAAAACTTACAATAGACACTGGAGAAACTGGTTCAGATACCGCAGCAACTCCAGCTGTTATCAATACTTCTTATGATGATATTTCCTCATATGATGTATTAAGAATAGATGTCGACGCTATTTCTACAACAGCACCAAAAGGACTTATAGTTACAATGGGATTTCAATTGGCTTAATATAAAAATATGAGTTGGGGAAGTTTTGACATAAGTGATTCAACTTATGATAGCAAAAATAAAGATACAAGCTCAGAAATAACTGGAGATGAACAAGGAGTCTTCTTCAAACCAGATGGAACTAAAATGTATATATTAAACAATAACGGTTCTAATGTATTTCAGTATAGTTTATCAACCGCTTGGGATGTTTCTACTGCTTCTTATGATTCAAAAACTAAGAGCTTCTTTTATACAGACACAGATACAAAGGGTATGTTCTTTAAACCAGACGGAACTAAGATATATATAGCAGGTAATTCACAGAGCAAAGTCTTCCAGCATTCTCTTTCTACTGCGTGGGACATTTCTACGGCTTCAAGTTCTTCTGAAAAAAGTTTTTCTACATCTGATTCTAACTCTACTGGAATATTCTTTAAACCAGACGGAACTAAAATGTATGTTTGCGGATATGCTACAGATAAAGTATATCAATATGATTTGTCTACTGCTTGGGATGTCAGCTCCGCTAGTTTAATAGGTAATATATCCATATCTTCTAAAACAGACCAGGTTCAAGATGTATTCTTTAATGATTCTGGAACTAAGATGTATGTTATGGATGATGTAAAAAAATATATTTATCAATATTCTCTTTCTACTGCGTGGAGTATAACAACTGCTACTTATGATAATGACAGCTATTACTTTAATACTACTGCTGGAGCAGCTAGAGGATTCTATTTTAGAATAGATAATGGAACTAAACTGTATATCTTTTCTAGCGAATTACATAAAGTATTTCAATATACAACATATACACCTACTACTTTCATTCCTAGAACTATAATGTTCTAATCTTAACCATAAACAATATGATTTCATTTCAAAAAATGTACGAAAGATGTCAGAAGCTTAGCAAATAATAATTAAAATATATGATACTAACCTCATTACAAGCTCAATCTCGATACTTCGCCACTGGTGACTCGACCTCTACCGATTTTGCTACTGCTGATGTAAATCGACAATTAAATTCAAATTATAACCAGCTCACTATTCTGGCGTTTTCTGCTTCCAAAGAATGGCAGTATCGGGGCAATAACTCGCAAGCAATTAGCATCACCGCAGGAACTAGGAACTATGCTTTGCCAGACACCTTTTTAAGGATAAATAGGGTAGAAATAAAATACCCATCATCTTCAGACTACATAAAAGCGGAGGCTACGGACTCAAAGATTATTGAGACGGGACTGGATAAATACACCAGTGGCACACCGCAGTTTGATTTGAAAGGAAATAAACTCGATATATTCGTATCAGATGAAACAGCGAGTATCAAGGCTGTAACCAGTGGGATAATCGTGTATTACGACAACGAGATAACAGAGCTTTCAGGAGGTACGGACGAACCCGATTTGCCCGAGCCTTTTTCCAGACTTCTTTGCTTGATGACAGCTAGAGATTATTGCGGAGTCAACAATATGAATAACAGACTCTCTTGGATAAATTCAGAGATAGCGAAAGAAGAGGCGAGATTTGTGGAGTTCTTATCTACGAGAAACGAGGCAAAGAGATTAAGGATAACCGCAAAGCAAGAGGACTGGGGGCAGGGAGAAGTTGGCAATCGCAGTGTTAATTGGCAGTAAAACATAAAAATGGCAAAAGATAATCAATTCTATTTCGAGTTTTCAAAGTTCTATTCCGGATTAAGTCCGGCGGCGCATTTGAATGATTTAACATCCGTGGGCGGTTCGGGGCATAGTTCGGATATGGTAAATTGCGACGTTCTCAATCCCGACTACCTCCAGCAAGGTCCGGAACTTTCAGCGCTTACCGGAACGCCAGGGGAACTCATCAACTTCATAATGGATAAAGCCGTTGCTGATGATGTCACTTATGGAATCGGAGCGACTAAACTTTTTTCTCTAAGCTCGACGGCTGTTTCGGCACTTCACACTATTTCAGCTTGCGCGGACGGTGAAAGCTGTTTAAACCTCAAAGGCGTTCTTTATTACCCCTTTAATACCTCCTCAGAGGGCAGAATTGGCTCATACGACCTTGCTTCGACATATAATGACAGTTGGGCTTCTGGACTTGAAAAAGCTCCTCATCCTATCGCTAGTAAAGAGGATATTTTCGTGATGGGGAATGGGCGCTATTTATCAGTTTACACCAAAGAGACTGATACTTTCGAGCCGGAAAAACTGGACTTTGGAACGGGTTATGAAGTCTCTGATGTAGTATTCCACGGCAATCAATGGTGGATAGCGGTTAATTCAGGCATAGCAGGTGACAATCGAACCGTGGGAGAAATATATGTTTATGACGGGTCTGCTACGGAAACGATTTTAGCTGATGAAGCTTCGGTGGGTGTTCAGCGTATAGGATTTCTCTATGTCTTATCGGGAATGATTTATGTAGCTTATCAAGATTTAAGCTCTAACACTTTCAATATAGGTTACATCTACGGCAGACAGATTAAGCGCCTTGCCAGTTTCAAAGGGACTTTACCGACCTTTGCGCAGAAGACACTTTTTAAAAATACTATTCTATTCTTATCAGACAGCAAGGTTTTCAGTTGCGGGGCGGTCATTGATGATTTGCCGATTCAGATTTCACAACTTGCAACAGGTGGAACGGGAGCAGTCGCCGCGCCTTTTGGAACGCCTTTAATCTCAACCGCCAGCGGAGTGTATAAATTCTCAGGCTATGAAGTCACCAGCTCTTGGAGGTCTATCGTTATTCCTTTAATGTCGGGAAGTAATCTCGGAACGATTGATGAAGTGGTAGTGCTTACCAATACACTCGGAGACGGAGCAAGGGCTGATTTACAGCTTGAATACGACCAAGACACAGCAGACAGCGGAACGGCACAACAGATAACGGGAGCGAAAAGACGACATATACTTAAGAACTTCGGAGGTCCTCACGAAGACTTTAGAATATTTATAGATTTCGCAAACGGATCAGCGGTCAATCCCGTGCAGATAAGAAAGATATTTGTGACTGGTCATTATTTCGAGAAATAGACATAATATAATTCAATGAAAAATTTAACACCAGAATATCCGTTTATCCCCGCTAAGGAAAAAATAATATCTTTTTTCCAGAGTGATGTTTCGACGGGGTCGATGATAACCAAAACGGGCAATCTCAATTCTTCTCCGAATGAAACTTCCGTCGGAAGCGGAAACAATATTTTTAAAATTACTAGCGGGGGGATACATCTCGGGGCGGCCGCTTTTTCGTCTGCTCCTTTCAGTGTGAGTATGGAAGGACTTTTGAAGGCTACAGGTGCAGAAATATCGGGAAATATAACCGCAACGACTGGAGCAATCGGTGGATGGACAATAGCTGCTACTGCCCTGTCTAACGGAAATATGTCAATTAGCTCATCTACGGGGATAAATTTCAACTCAGTCTTCACGGTAAATGCTTCTGGTGCTATGACCGCTACAAGCGGAACGATAGGGGGTTGGACTCTAGGCTCTACTACAATATCAGCTACAAGTATTACTTTAGACTCAGGCAATCAAAGAATATCTGTTGGGGCTACTTCCCCGATATTGATTGACGGGGCTAATAAGAAGATTGAAAGCTCTAATTATGTTTCTGGTTATGCCGGTTCAGGTTTTCATATTGATGAGAATTTAATGGAAGTCGGAAACATCGCTTGTCGTGGACTTATAAGAACATCAGTATTCCAAAAAGATGTAATTTCTACTGTAGGAGGAAATCTTATGGTACTTGACGGAGATGTCCTTGATACTGATATGACAGCGTTAGACTCGTCTACAATGACTACAAAGGATACTACAACATTTTCTGTCGGAGATATACTTCGTATTAAAGACGGTATAGACGATGAATGGTTTGAGGTTACAAATGCAACCTCTGCTCCAACTTATACGGTTACAAGAGACAAAGATTCTGCATATACTTCAAACAATAATCCTGCTTGGAAAAAAGGTGCTACTATAGTAAATTATGGACAAAGCGGAGACGGGGGGCTATATATGACCGCCTCGGAAACTAACGCGCCTTATCTTTCAGTTTTCACGCACGCAGGTAGTCCGTGGAGCGCAATGACAACAAGATTAAGGATAGGAAATCTTAATGGATATTTGGGATATACGACTGATGAATATGGAATAGCTATAGGTGAAACTAATAAATATTTTAAATATGACCCAGATAACGGATTAGAAATAAAGGGAAAGCTAGACCACGAAAATATTTATTGGAGTACTTTTTTTGAAAGTTTAGATGGATATGCAAAATTAGAAAATGGAGGAACTGTTGATTTCGATGTACTATCTCCTAGTTCACAGGTAGTGGGGGTACAAATGAAGACAGCAGCTACTACAGACGAAAACGTATATCTTATAAAAGATAATTTTTATAATAGCTTTTTGTCTTTTGATACAGATTTTAGAATTAGGTCAAATATAAGAATATGGCAGAACACAAATCAAACAATATATATAACATCTGGTGGTAATATCACCAACGACCATATAGGCTTTAAAATAGTTGATAATGAGATATTCGGTTCTTGCGCTGATGGTACTACACAGTCGTTGACAGACTCACTCCTTACTCTCTCCGCTGGAATGGTATTAAAATTAGAAGCCAGATTAAAGGTAGGAAACAAGGTAGAATTTACTATTACTCGTAGCGGAACAGAATATATTGGAGAGTTAAGCACAAATTTACCTTCTGGAATTGTAGACAGTATATTATATGTAGAAGTTAACCCAGACGAAGATTTATCTAAAGAATTATCATTATATTATTGGGATATATGGAACTCAAACTAAAATATATGTGATAATCTAGCACAGTTACTACAATAGCAAACGCTTAAACAAATAACAAAAAACAATGTCAAAATCTTTGAAAATAAACTCAAATAAACTTTACTGCTACGATGGTGGTTGGGTAGATGTAACATAAACAACTAAAATAATAAAATGGCATTAAATAAAGGAACACTGGCTGTAGCATTAGCAAAAAAGCAACAAGGAAAGCAATTGAGCCAAGATGAATCATTGGCTATGAATGATGTAGGAGATTATACTCTTCAGGGATTGATAGGAGATACTGCATATTCTAATTATCAAAAAACAGGTAAATTTACTTACCAATATGAGCCAGGAAAATCTACTAGTTATATGGGTGTCCCGACAACTCCAACTGACCCGTCTCAAAGAGTTACTAAAGAAGGAATAACTGTCGCACAAAGAGACGCGTCATCTATGGGAGGGAGTCTTAGCACTCCTACTACTACGCCTAAAACTACTGCTCCAACGACCACTGCTTATAATCCGCAGGGTAATTTAAGTGCTGCTAATTTGGCTGCTGCACCTAAGGCTACACCAGTTAGCACTCCTACTACCACAGTGCCAACTGCTCAAGTAGCACAGCCAACATCACAGCCAGTAGCACAACCAACGACTCAACCAACTACTATAGAGATTTTAAGTCGAAGACCAGATGTTTTGGAAACTGCGAAAGCTCAAGGTGGCGACCCTTACACTGCTGGCACACCTGCTAATAGATTTGTAAACGATTGGATGAATGGCGTAGGAAAAGCCGAGGTTGCTGATATGGT